GATTTAGTTTTAAAAGGATATGGCTGGATGTTGAAAGCCTTATCGCAAATAAATCCCAGTTGCGTAAAAGAATATTTAATAAAAAATATGATTCAAGTAAAAGGGACGACAATTATGTTAGAACATACTTAAGTGGAGTAAATGTAGAAAAGAAAAAAGCAGTAAATGTTATTAAGTCTGGTCTTGAAAATGCGAGTTCGGCAACAATTTATATTCCAATAGAGGATTTAGAGTCTGAAGATAAAGAATATATTTCACCTAAAAATTATCAGAAACTATCAGCTGAAGAAGCAGAAAAATATTTCACATTACAAACTGGAGATTATGTAGCAGTTGGAGAAATTGACTACTTAATAGATGGTAAAGAAAATACTGCTACTAAATTAAAAGAACAGTTTGATGATGTATTTGAAATTTTAATTGTAGACGATAAATTAAAAGGTGGATTGCCTCATTGGGAGGTTACACTTAAATGATAGAATTTAATGGTGAATTCAAGTTAGAAGACTCAAAAAAGATACTCAGAAATCATGGACTAGATGATGGAGGAGTTGTTCAAAAATTTATAGACAATGAAGTCCTAAAAAGGTGTTCTAAATTTTTACCATTTCGAACAGGTGCTTTGATGAATATGGGAACTTTAGGAACGGTCATAGGTAGCGGTACAGTTGAATGGATAGGGGTAAAACCTAGATATTTATATTACCGGAAAAGTAATGGTAGGACCAGCACCTAAAACTGTTACCAACAAGGACTTAACCTTTTATGGAGGACCACAAAGAGGAGCGTTCTGGTTTGAAAGAATGAAGGCTGCAGAGGGAAAAGAAATTGTTGAAGGAGCACAAAAACTTGCTAACGGAGGAGAGTAAATGGCAGAAAAAGAAATGAATCAAGATAAGAAATCAAAAATAAAAGCAATTAGAGAATATATTGCAACATGTCCATATTTGAATGATGGAAAAATAGGAGTAGATTATTTAGAAAATGAGATTGCATATAGTATAGAACCTACACCAGTTTCTCCACAAGATGTAGATTTTATTGACGATAGCGGAATAAAGCAACTTGCTTTTATTTTTGCTAGTAGAGAAAGCTATGGACAAGAAACAATCCAGAACATACTAAATACAGAATTTTATGAGGATTTCAGCGACTGGATAGAAGAAAATAACTTTAATGGAATTTTACCTAAAATCGATGGTATTGAGACAATAGAATGTTTGAGCACAGGATATGCGTATCAAACAGGTATTGATACAGCAAGATACCAAATACAGATGAGAATTACTTATTATAAAGAATTAAAGAAAAAAGGAGGAATCTTACAATGAAAAGAAGCCTATATGCCACATTTATGAATGTAGGAACAAAAGAGGCAGAGAATTATGCTAGAATGGGTAAAGGAATTACAGAGATGAAAGAAGCATACAATGCTGAAGAAGAATCGGAACAGTATATTGATGAAGATAGTGCTACAAACGAAGTTCTTTCATATTCTCCAACTTTTGATGTTACTCAAAAATGTTATGTTGGAGAGAAAATCTTTGAATTTATAGACGAAAAAAGAAAAAACTTAGCAGTAGAGGAAGATGCAAAAACAGACTGCTTAAAGGTTTACTTATATAACCAATTAGCAGATAATGTATATGAAGCAGCAAAAATCAATACTACTATTGTAATTGGCGATTTCGATGCAAAAGAAATTACCTACAATGTAAAACAAAACGGAAATCAACAAATTGGATATGTAACCATTGCAGAAGATGGCAAAGTTACATTTACAGAAGGAAAATATGCTGCTTAATAAAAATGATGAAGAAAAGATAGAAAGCAATACTACAAACCAAAGTAGTATTGCTTTTTTTGTACAAGGAGGAATGTTATATGGCTAATAGTTCAATAAAACTAACCAACAAGAATGTTTATACAATAGATATTACAGACGAAAACGATAAAATAATTCACACTTTGAAATTTCATATAAATGATGCTAATTTTCCAATAAGAATAATGAATTTATTTGATAAAGTACACAAAGAGATAGAAACATTAAATGTTAAAGAAGAAAAACTAAAGAAAGAGATATTGAATGAAGGATTAGCAGAAGTACCTGAAATTGAAAATATAACCGCCGAAAATATAGAAAATACCAACATAGAGTTAAGTGATGCAACAAGAGCATTTTACATGTTCCAGGCAGAAGAATATGAGAAGATAAGGGAAGTAATTGATGAACTTTGCGGAAAAGGTACTTGTCAAGCAATATTCGGAGAATATAACGATAAAGATATGTTTGTAGAGTTCTTAGATGGATTATTACCTGAATTTGAAAAAATGGGAGTAAAGATTGCAAATGTTCAAAAGGCTATGTATCAAAAATATGCTCCAAAAAATAAAAAGGTGATCTAATATGGTTGAATACCCAGAATATGCAGAAATTGATGGAGAATTATACAAAATAAATACTGATTACGAGTATGCTGTGCAATGCTTCAATATAATTAATGATAATTCTATCTCTGATATAGAAAGAGCGATTGCAGTTGTTAGTGTGCTTTTTGGAAGAGAAGATGAAGAAGGAAACATTGTTGGAATACCACAAAACATGGAAAAGGCAATCGAAAAAGTCTCAATTTTTCTGTCTTGTAGAAAAGAAAATAAAGATATAAAAGAAGTAAAAAAAGACCTAGATTTTGAATATGACAAAGAACTTATATATGCTAGTTTTCTATCTGACTATAACAGAGACTTAGAAACTGAACGAATGCACTTTTGGAAATACTGTTCACTCATAAGCGGATTAACAGAAGATAGTATTTTGAATAGAGTTCGAGATTTAAGAAACTTGGATTTGTCTGAGTATAAAGATTCGAAAACAAGAGCGAAACTACAGGAAGCAAAAGACAAAGTAGCATTACCAGAAGAGACAGAACTTGATGAGGAGGACGAAGAAGTATTAGCGAGGTTTAATCGACTACTAGGAGATGATTAAAATAAAAAAAGTAGAATGCCCATTTTGTGGATATAAAATGCCCATTACATTTAGCAAAGAAGCTAGATGCAGTGGCATTTTTGTTAAGTGCAAGGGTAAGAATTGCAAAAAAGTATTCGAAATAAAAATTAAATAAAAATAAGAAGTCAAGTAGAGCCATTATGTGCCGATGACTTACCGATAAGAGAGGTGAGAATTGTGGCAGATGGTTCTATTAGGATTAACACTAAGTTAGACAGAAAAGGATTTGAACAGGGATTAAAAGAACTACAGAAAGACGCAAATCAAAAAGTAAAGCAATTAGAGCAAGGTGTTAATAATGCAGGAAATGAAGTAAACAAATTAAATGAAAAATTTTCTCAAACATCACAAGAATTGAATAATGTTGAACAACAAATGGATGCAGTAGGAGATAGGATTTTCGAGCAATTTAGAAGCTTTGAGGGAGCTGGAACGATAGATTTTGATAAATTTATACAAGGGCAAATCGAAGCGGATTCAGAGTATAAAAAATTAAAAGTTAAGCAAAGTGAATTAAATGCAAAGGTAGAAGATTATAAAACAAAACTAGATACAGCAAAGGGAAATCAAAATCAATTAAATGCATCCTTAAGGCAGGCACAAAAAGAACAAGCAGATGTAAATGCAAAGCTAGAAGAAGCAAAAAAGAAAGCAACAGAGTACTCAGGAAAAATGAAAGAGGCAACTGGACATTCAAAAAAAGTATCTGTTGCAAATTTGGGGATTTCTAGCAGCATAGGTGGAGCGGTAAAAAAACTGGCTAAATTTGGAGTGGCTTTGCTAGGATTTCAAGGAATATATAGTATTCTAAAAAGCTCAATGAATGAGTGGCTAAATGGTTCTAGTAAAGAAGCAAAACAATTACAAGCAGATATAAACAATCTTAAAGCTAACATAGGAGCAACATTAGCACCAGCAATTCAAAGTATACTTCAGATATTTTATAAGATATTAGCAGTAGTAGGTGCGATTGTAAAATCATTTGCTAATATCAATATTTTTGCAAAAAACACCGCTAAGAGCACTGCAAGCACAGCAAAGAGTTCAAAACAAGCAAGCAACAATCTGGCCAAATTTGATAATGTAGATGTTTTGAATCAAGATAGTGGTTCTGGAGGAGCTTCAGATGCTGATGTACAACCGACAGATTTAAGTTCGATGATGAAAGAATATGAGGACTTAGCACAAAAAATTAAAGATATTTTTGCGGTTATTCTTGAACCATTTAGAAAAGCATGGGAGACAACAGGACAAGAAGTAATAAATTCAATATACAATGCGTTTAATGGAATTAAAAGTTTATGTGTAGCTGTTGGAAGTAGCTTCGCAAAAATTTGGACAAACGGAACAGTACAGACTACAGCGGAGTTACTATTAAAAATATTTGCAGACATTCTAAATACAATAGGAAATATTGCAAAAGCATTCGCAAATGCATGGAAAAATAACGGAAATGGCGACAAGATAGTACAAGCCCTAGCAAATGCTTTCAACAACTTGTTATCTATTATCGAAGGCGTATTAAAGGCTTTCGAAGAATGGACAGCGAGTACGAGTTTTCAATTATTCGCAGATGCAATTATTAAAATCATTCAAACACTAAGTGGATGGTTTGAGATAATTACAGGAAAATTAAAAGAAATTTGGGAAAATGGTGGCAAAGAAACTTTTACAAAACTACTTGAATTTATAGGGAAAGTAGTTGAAGTAATTTCAGTTGTTATGCAAGCACTGGATCCAGTTGTATCTTTTGTTGTAGACATAGTAGGTGGAGCGATTCAAACTATTATCACAGTTCTAGGAGATGTCTTAGAAGGATTAAATGGTCTATTGGATTTTATTATTGGTATTTTTACTGGAGACTGGGAAAAGGCGTGGGAAGGAATAAAAACCTTTGCTGAAAGCATCTGGAAATCTCTTCTTGATTTAATTGGCGGAATTGTGCAAATGCTTTGGGATACTATTACTGGATGGTTAGATGGTGTTGAAAATTCATGGGAGTCTTGCTGGCAAGGTATAGGAGACTTTTTCTCACGGAATTTGGGAGACAATAAAAAATACTGTAAGCAATGCAATTTCTGGAATATATAACGGAATAGTAAATACATTCAATTCCACAAAGGGAGCTATAACAAATATCTTTACTAGCATGAAAGATACAATATCTAATTTATGGAACAATATTAAGAATGGAATTTTTGTAATAATAACATCCATCGTAAATGGTGTAAAAGATAAATTTAATAGCATGAAGGCCAACATTACTAATATATTCAACAATATTAAAACTGGAGTAATAAATATATTTAACAATATAAAGACAGGATTAGTAAGCATTGTTTCAAATATGTGGAATTCCCTAAAAAGTAAATTCACTACACTTGGGACTACAATAGGAAATGCAATATCTGGAGCAGTAAAAAGTGCTATAAATTGGGTGTTAAACAAAATTGAATCAGTTATCAATAGCTTCTTCAAAATGATAAATAGCGGAATAGGTGTTATTAACGCAATTCCAGGAGTAAACATTAAAAAATTAAATATGCTTTCTATTCCGAAACTTGCTAAAGGTGGTATTGTAAATCAACCAACACAAGCGATTATTGGTGAAGCTGGTAGAGAAGCAGTATTACCATTAGAAAATAATACTGAATGGATGGATATTCTTGCTGAAAAGATTGCCACTATATTAGGTGCAAATTCTAATAATGGAAATTCAAGAGATATAAATCTTAATGTTAATGGAACATTAGCACAATTAATCCGATTATTGAACATAGAACTAGATGAAGAAAGTCAACGAAGAGGAGACAAGTTAGTTATAGGGGGTAAGTCGTAATGAATGATGAACTTTTTTGGAGTAACTTTCTAAAAATTGATGGAGAAATATATAACATTAGAGTGAAAGTTGGCATTGAAAGAAATGCCAGCTTTTTAGATAAATATGCTAATAGAGTTAACGATGGAGACATGAAAAGAGAACTGATAGGAGTTTATTTTAATTATAAAAACATAAACTTTGAAAGCCAAAAAGATAGCAATTATGATGAATATAATAGACTATACAACAAACTTACTGAAGCAGAGGAATTTCATGACATAGAGATTGCAGGTTTCAAATTTAGAGCATATTTCAATGATATTACAGATAAGATGTATAAATTCAAAAATGGAAGACCATATTTTAAGAATTTGACAGTAAACTTCACGCCCAAAAAGCCAGCAAGGAGATGATAAATAATGTCAAAAACGAATACCCAAATATCATTTGGCTTTATAGATGTTACGGCAAAAAAAGATAGCAATTTGCAAGTAAATAATAAACAAGATTTTACTGATTTAAGTAATTTGAAGCAAGATGATATTGAAGAAGTACAATATGCTACTTGCGAGAAGAACCAGTTTATCCTAGATGGTAATTTTGAGCTTATGCAAGAAAAACCTAGTAATATGTGTTGGTGGAGTAATGAAATGTCTGATAAAAATGGCAATTTTATTACCAGGAGGAGCAGGATTTATAGGTAGTCATACAGCAGTAGAATTATTAGAAGAAGGAAAAGAGATTATCATTATTGATAATTTTGCAAATAGCAGTCCTAAAGCATTAAAAGCAATTAAAAAGATAACGAATAAGGAATTCAAATTTTATGAAATGGATTATAGAAATCAAGAGGCATTAGAAAAAGTATGGAGAGAAAATCAAATTGAAGCAGTTATTAATTTTGCAGGATTCAAAGCAGTAGGGGAATCTGTAAAAAAGCCAATTGCCTATTATAGAAATAACATTTCAGGAGCATTAGTTTTATTAGATGTTATGAAAAAATATGGGTGCAAAAAGTTTATTTTTAGTTCTTCAGCAACAGTGTATGGAAAACCAGAAAAAATACCACTAACAGAAGACTGTAAAACAGGAGGTACAACAAATCCATATGGAACAACAAAATTCTTTATTGAAGAAATTTTAAAAGATATTTATATTTCAGACAATAATTGGGACATTTGTATTCTGCGATATTTCAATCCAGTTGGAGCACATAAAAGTGGCTTAATTGGAGAAGAACCACAAGGAATTCCTAATAATTTAATGCCCTATATTGTTCGTGTTGCCAGTGGCGAATTTAAAGAATTATCAGTTTTTGGAAATGATTATGATACACCAGATGGAACAGGGGTAAGAGACTATATTCATGTAGTAGATGTAGCAAAAGGTCATATAAAAGCTTTAGAAAAAATTGATAAAGAGAAAAAAGGATGCTATATTTATAATTTAGGCACAGGAGTAGGATATAGTGTATTCGATATGATTAAAACTTTTGAAAAGGCAACAGGAAGAAAAGTACCTTATAAAATTGTGGAAAGAAGAGAAGGAGATTTGGCAAGTTATTATGCAAATCCTAAAAAAGCAAAAGAAGAATTAGGTTGGGAAGCAGTACAAACATTAGAGGATATTTGTCGAGATTCTTGGAATTATAGCATAAAGAATTCTTAAAGTATAAAGGTAAAAAAGAAGGAGAAAAAAACATGATAAATTTTAGACAAGAAATAGCAAAACTGATTGAAAAAGTAGTGGATGTAGAAGAGAAAACGTTGCAAACTTATATAGAAATTCCCAAAGATATGAAAAATGGTGATTATGCCTTTCCATGTTTTCGTTTAGCCAAACAAAGAAAACAAACGCCACAACAAATCGCAAATGAAATAAAAGAGAAAATTATAATAGATAAAAAAATTATAGAAAAAGTAGAAGTATTAGGTGGTTATTTAAATTTTTATTGCAATAAACAATTCAGGACAAAGGAAGTCTTAACACAAATTGCTCAAAAGGAAGAATACGGAAAATCAGAAATAGGAAAGGGAAAAACGATAATTGTGGAATATTCTTCACCTAATATTGCAAAACCATTTCATATAGGTCATTTAAGAAATACTGTAATAGGAGCATCTTTATATCGTATTTATCAATATTTAGGATATAACACAATCGGAATGAATCATTTAGGTGACTATGGTACACAATTTGGGAAACTAATTGAAGGATATAAAAGATGGGGCAAAGAATACAATTTAGAAAAAGAGCCAATTGAAAGTTTAATGAAAATATATGTAAGAATAAGCAATCTTTGTAAAGAAGATGAGAAAGTATTAGAAGCATGTAGGGAAAATTTTAGATTGTTGGAACAAAGAGATTTGTATTGTGTAGACTTATGGGAAAAATTTAGACAATTGAGTTTAAGAGAATTTCAGAAAATCTACGATATATTGGGAATTAAATTTGATGCTGTAATAGGAGAATCCTTTTATATGGATAAAACGAATCAAATTTATGAATTATTAGAAAAAGCAAATGTTTTAGAAAAATCAGAGGGAGCACAGATTGTAAATCTAGAAGAAAAGGGATTAGGAATCTGCATAATAAAAAAATCAGATGGCTCAAGCATTTATGTAACAAGGGATTTAGCAGCTATTCGATACAGGGCACAAACTTATGATTTTGATAAATGCTTGTATGTTGTGGCTTATGAGCAAGCTCTACATTTTA